ATCACGTGGGGCTTTAGGAGGCCCAAGGGGTTGTATGGGTTACCATATCATCGCCCTCGATTTCCAACTCGTCGGCTTTGCCAGCGAGTATGAAGTCGAGAACCATGGTAGGGTTCCCCCATACAAAAACCACCTTGAGCTTCCAATCAAGCCTTTTACAAAGTTCATCATAGGACGCCGCCTGTAGTCTCTGGTAGACATGTGAGTCTCTGGAGAGTATCTTAGAGCGGGTATGGAGGAATTTTCGTGAGATGGCCCTTAGGGAAGGAACCTTCTCGATTGCAGGGAGGTCAGAACTCCAGGATAACAATCCTTGAACCTGACCCCTCAAATCGCTAAGGTAATCCTTAAGGGGCATCCAACCAAATTCCGCCATCCGCTCTTCGATGGGTTTTAGGGTCCACCACTTTGGGTAGACCTCGGCTTCAACACCATCAAGGAAACCATCAGCACGCGCTCTTTCGATATTCAAAAATGAACACCGAGAGAGAACATGCTTGGTAACCTTGGCGGTCTTTCTTCCGAGGTCCCCAGAGTAGTTAGGATCCCAAATACTTCCCAAGCTCTCCAGAGCAAGGAGGTTCTCTATGTTGTAGTCGGACCTAAAGAGAATCGATAGCATCCTAGAAGTCTTTGGGCTGAGAAACTGTATTTCTTTTTTGAAATGCGGAAACTCAAGCCCTCCGAACTTTCTAGGGAGCCAAGGTTCAATCTTTAGGCGGATCGCTGACTCAAGGAACTCGTGGTACCTCCACCAGAGGTATGTGGACGCTCCGGAATAAACCGGACCTGTCCACCACGCGAGTTCCCTTGATGCCGCGATCCCACGACTCCAACTCGGAGGAACCTCCTTCTTACCAGGCAACCTCGAGTCGGGTGTACTGAGGGAACGGACCCTTAGGATATCTAGGAAGCGGAGCTTTTTAGTGTTTCGATCTAAAAAGCATACTTGCTTCGTATATGTCCCAAAGGTCCGAGACCTCATGTGCACCCCAGCAGAAATGATCGCTCCCCCAAATGGAAGGAGGCGCTCGAACAAGAGTGCCCTCCTTTTAGTTGTCAGGGAGATTTGATCATCTCCGCACCTCGATGTGAGGGGATCCCCGCCGGTTCTTCGAAATTTTAATTTCGAAAACCGGCCCTTCATAAGGTTTCTAATGATCTGATCAATAGATCTTCCCGGGGCCTCCCGAAGTAAAGCTCCGGAAAGTTCCCAGAAAAATCTATTGAACAGATTCAAGAGAAACCACGATGAAGGGTTCGCCATAGGGATCCCCCTACTGGTTGCCAGTAAGTCCATGTCCTCCAGATCCTCATACAATACCTCCATCGGCGATGTCGAGAGGGGTCCTAGGACCTTTACCACAGCCGGGGTAGAGGGATCCGATAAGTAACCTGAGAGGAGAGAATGAGTAACATCCATATGGAACGTGTCTGTTGCCCTAGTTAAATCTAGAGAAAGCAGAACACGATCCTTAAGGAAGCTCTCATCCCTACTCTCAAGGAACTTATTGGCCCTCTTCATGAAGCTTACTAGAGTTCCGTCTCCTGAGATAGTACCCACTTCCGGGTCCTTCTTAAGAGACGAATAACAGTAAGTCCTCATGATGTGAAGGAGAGAGGCGACAACGGAAGCTGCAGGGGTCACAACCCTTGCTTTGTTCCCTTGTTCCTCTACCGTCACAGCCCTGGCAGGGTAGGGCTTGGGCTCAAAACCATCCCAAGAGATGCTTGGTGGGGTCTCATACCTTCCGGTATAGGGACCACCCTCAAGCGGCTCTGGGTCTGGTTTTGGAACCCAACCCTCTCTACACGCATCGTCGAGGAGAAATAGTACCGAGAACTCCTTTAACATCGGGGTTCCTAGACTGAGATCTTGAAGGAATCCGGACTCGAACGTCCAGACTCCCCCAAGAGCCGTATAGGAGCCCTGATAATGGGTTTTCTCCGTGAGCCCCTCCAGGACCCTTGCGAAGGTATCTTTCATGAAAGATCCTCTACCCCCGTCCTTACGAGAATACTCGTAAGTGGAGGAAGAGGAATTCGTGAGAGATATCTCGCGAGGGTCCGGTTGGAACTCACTCCTGTACTGTTTCGAGAACCTTACGGCCAGGTCTAGAATAGGCTGGGGTGTAACCCCTCCCTCAGTGGTAGTTTTCCGATGCAATTCAAGAGATTTTAAACATTTCTCATGACTTGGTTTCGGTAAACCACCCTTGATGGAGTAAAGGGTATACAACCCAAAACTATTCTTCTCCTGATCAGGAGGGTTGGACGAATATGGTCCTCGAGTGGGTATCACTACCCCCTTGAGGACCCCTTTCGCCCACGGGAATCTTAACCACCCATCTCTTGTTCCTCCGATAAGGCCACTCTTTAATTCGGGTTGAGAGTAATCACTCTCAATCGAATAATAGAGGGCCCAATCGCAGAAATTAGAAAGGGCAGAAAGAACCCATTCCCCTCCCTGGAAGCACCAGGACTTCAGGACCCAACGGTACAACATGTTGATCCCTGAGATAGTCTCTTGGTATAATTGGGGGGTCAGAAGTAACCCCTTAACCATACCAGGAGATAGTATCTCAAGGGCTCCACATATTGCGAGCCATGTGTCCCGAAGTCTCCCACGGTCCTTCCCCGTAAGAGATCTCAGTTTGTATGAGAATACAGATCGGCGTCCTCCAATGAACTTCCACGTGATCCCGTTAGGGAGAACCGCTTTTCGGCGGCCCTGTGCCTTCGAGGATCGGTGTCTAACTCCCTCAAAGGGAACCTTGAGTGTAAGCTTAAGAGTTCTCTTCATGGTCTCAT